TACACAAAGACTAGCCGATGGATCACAGATCAGAGGAGCAATTAGAGGTAGAGATGCAATCTATGTTTGGACTGATACTGCGTTATTTACACAACGTTTTGTTGGTCAACCATTTACTTTCGCATTTGCACAAGTTGGAACTAACTGTGGACTTACAGGTCAAAACGCATGTGTAGAAGTTGATGGTGCTGCATACTGGATGTCGGAGAATGGTTTCTTTAGATATGCTGGTAAACTAGAATCACTACCTTGTTTAGTAGAAGATTATGTTTACGATGATATAAATTTAGAGTCAGGTAATCAAATGGTATCGGCAGGATTAAATAACTTGTTTGGTGAAGTTATGTGGTTCTATCCAACATCAGGATCGTCTGTTGTAAATAGAATGGTTGCATATAATTATTTTGACTCGTCTCCACAAAGACCTGTATGGACTGTTGGCACACTTGCTAGAACTAT